TAGCAACGGGCTGAATATCTTAGCCGTGTCGAAGCGATTGGCAAGGTACGATTCGATTTCCGACTGGCTGGCCGCCTCGGCTGACCTCTGTATGTTGCAGTCATCACCAATGACGGTGTCCAACTTTTCCTGTTGGATAAGCATGGCATAATCGGATTCTCTCAGGAAGTACATAGGGCAAAGGTACGGGAACGGGTTTGAGGTTTGCAAATTTGTGGGGTATCAAAAACACAAAACCCCCCGAGCGGGAGGTTCTGCGCAACTAAAACCAAACCTTAAATCATGAAGAGAATACAAAGGTATCAAAACTTCACGCCGCTTCGCGCACCCGTGAACGAATACTTTTCAACATCCCCTTTTTGGAAACGCTCAAACTCGGTATTGAATGCGTAGGTAATCAGGTAGCGGAACGCATCGGAGCAATGGCCGAACCGCTCGTAACTGATGCCCGTTTCCGCATCTTTGGTACGTTCTTTCAGTATGCCCCCGTCTGCTGATTCCTTTAGGTATAGGAAGTCATCAATGAGTATGCGGCATCTGTCGTTCACCTTTACGCGTATGCCCCCGTTTTCGCTCCCGAATACCTCGTTTATCCATTGCCCGTTTATGGCCAGCCCCGGTGCCTTGCGTAGTACACGCATCTGGGGTCGGTATTCAGCCAGTTCCATTTCTATAATCCTGAAGTCGTTATGGCCCGATTCGGAGCGTGTGCCCTCACTCTTGCCGCTGGGGTCACCGTAGATGAATAACCCAGCATTGTGGTTTCGGTATTTGGCTTTGAAGTCATAACAGCTGCCCTTGGTGTTGTTTCGGGGCGATACGCTGCGCTGCTCATCAATTACCCGTATTTCGCTCCCGGTTATCTGGGCGGCTATCCAATGCATACCGGGATGGGCATTGAAGTCAAAGGAAAGGTGAATCGGAAGGTCGGGGTCGTACTCTACCGGGTACACGTGTGCGGACCGGGTGAAGTTCTTAAAGTATTCCGCACCTGACTGAGCCAGCCCCCACTCGCCCAGGGTGTATATGCGGTATAGGTTCTCGCGGTTGCGAATGGTAACTTCAAGCTGGTGGATATAGTCGGGGTCGAGGTACTTGTTATCCTTGTATGTGGTTTTCAGGGTGGTTACATTCGGGTCGCTTTGGTCGAAAAACCGTTTTTTCAGCCAATGGTTTACATCAATGGGGTTAAAGGTTATGATGAATTGCTTGTAACTTACCGTTTCACCCCTTACCCTCAGTTCCAACTGGTTAAAGTCGGACTCTGTCAGTTCGGTTGCCTCTTCCACCCACACGCTGCTGATCCCTGCAATGGATTTAATTTTCTCGGGGTCATCCAGTCCCGCCATCACGATTTCGCTCCCGTTCGGGAAGGTGATGCGCCGCTCTGTTTTGTTCACTTCGCACACTTGTTTCAGGTCGTACTCAGAAAGTAAGTCGTTAAATAACTGAAAAACTGATCCGCGTAACGTGGTGGCTACCTTGCGTATAATCAGGATGCGGTGGCCTGACTCCCCAAAACAGCGCAGGATTATCTTTTGGGCCGCGAATACGGACTTACCGCTGCCGCTCCCGCCCATCAGTATCATGTAGCGCGACTGGTCAGCGATTAAGGGCTTGTAAACGGGGTTGGTCTTAATAGTGGCATTGACACTACTCGACATTGATATTTATGCTTAGTTTATCCCCGCCGCTGGTAAGGTCGATTTTATCCCCGTATGTTTTGGGCTTCATCTTACCAAGCTGCCATTTGTAGGTGTCAATTTTTAAACGCTGCATCTGCACCCATCCCGAATCCACTTTGCCGTCAGGGGCAGTTCGCGGTTCCTCATTCGATAATGATTCCAAGTCCTCAAAGATGATGTCAGCCCTGATGTCGCGCGCGCGGGCGTACTGCTCCGCAAGTTCGGGGTTATTATTCACCCAGTTTAAGAACACACCCATTGAACACGGCTCGTTAAACTCAGTCGCTTTTCTCAGGCTCATTCCAGATGCGATGCGTTCAAGTACTATTTTGGCTTTGTCGGCTTTCATTCCCCGTCTATTTCTTTAAGTTTTTTTTGCGCCCATTCAATGCCCTCAGTCCCGCCCCAGGCATCCCACATCAGACCGCCGCATCCGTCCTCATAAGGCACGTCCTTATTTTGCCGATGCCTGTCGAACGCTGCCATGCGGCCTATCGTTTCGCGGCTTATCGGTTCCCGTTTGGCGAGTTGGTTTGCCCGTGTCCACCCCACCGCCGTTCCGCATCCTTTCGGGTTGCCGCTTTCATCCCGATACTTTAACGCACGTTTGGCATTAGCAGTTGCAGCCTGCGGGTAATCGGTATAGGTTTGATTGACGGCACCCATCACGGCGTTGTGCTGGCAGACCGCGTAGCGTTGTTCCTCATCCGGAAACTCGCTGCGCATGGTACGGTCATTCATGCACCGCTGCATGAAATCCACCTTTGTTTCGGATGGGTTACGTTTTGGCAGGGGCATCGTTAAGGCATTTAGCTACAAGTGATTTTTCGTAATCGTTACGGCATACGGTAGCCCATGAGTAGCCGATTTTACACCCGTGCATAATCGCCACAAGTGTTGGTATATACCCGTAGGTGTAGTGATACGTTTCGATCCAATATAGTACGTCAGCGTGTTTCATGCTTTCGGTTTCCATTCGCTTACAACTATGTAGTGCGTTTCGCCTTTTTCGGAAGGTTCACGCCGTTCTTTGATTTCAAAGTTAAAGTACCCTTTTTCGTTGGTGTGTTCTTTAATTTGAGCTATAAAGTCTTCTGATAAGCCAGTAAACTGAGTGCCAAATTGTTTTTTCTTTAAACTGATTTTGTTAATGTAAGTTGCCATATTTCTGCAAATTTAAGTGTTTTATTTCACATTTGTGTTTCAACTATTACTAATATCTCATTCATCATAATATCGTATTCAACTACTTTTACGATGGCCATGTGTTCATTGTCATTCATGGCAAACTCTTTAAACAAATCGCCTAAATAAATTCTATGACCTATGTTAGGGACAAATGGCATTTTAATTTTTCTGGTTTCGCAGGTTTCCAGATGATATAAGTTTATGTCAAACATTTTCTAAGTGTTTTAAAATTAACTTGGCGTATTCCCGTCCGATGTGGCAAAATTCCACCAGTTCATCCTCAGTCGGTACACCCAGCCCCAGCCAGATGCACTCCGTGATAAACTCCGCTACCTCGGAATGGGTGAATGGTTCATTATAGTTGCTCATATTGCTCTATTGCTTTGAAAATTTGATAAACCACCTGGGGTACAACCGCGTTCCCTGCGGCCTTTATTGATTCGTTTCTCCATTTAGAAAAGGTAATTCCGTCCAATTCGGTGGGAAGCCCATCATTTCGAGAACAAACCGGGGATTGAGTTGGGAAGCTGTCCCAGAAACCACGTTGCTCAATCCCTGTTGTTTGCTTTTCGCTGAACGCCTGTCGCTGCAATCTGGTGTCGGCAACATCCCCATACGCATTGCCCGTGTCAGCGTTACCGAGTGCATACTCCCTTCCTTCACTTGCGTTGATTTCATCGTTGCCGTTGCATTGGTTGAGTTCATTGCCGTTGGGGTTGGTAACATCCCGTGGAACTGCAAATGGTCTATTATTGAGTTCGGTCTTGCTTCCCCGTTCGCTCTGCTGAACATTGATGTTGCTCCGGCTTCTTTTAATGCTTCTACTCTCTCCGGATGTTCCCGTTGTATTGCGGTTGGCGTAGGCAACAAACCAAACCCTATCTCTTCGGTGTGGAGCGTTGACGGCGCAAGCTGGAAGTACATACGGTTGTACTTCGTACCCTTCAGTTTCCAAGTCAGCCTGCACCTCCTCGAATACCAACCCTCCATTCCAATTAACAAGGCCGAGAACGTTTTCGCCCACAACCCAACGCGGCTGAATTTCCCGTATTGCTCTAAGCATTTCTGGCCACAAATGGCGTTCATCATCTTTTCCGAGTCGTTTTCCTGCCATTGAGTAGGGCTGACATGGAAAACCTCCCGTGAGGATGTCAATGTTTCCTCGGTGAATAGTAAAGTCTGTTTTTGTGATG